CCCGGAACAAAGGGGTTTGTATCAATGATTGCGGAAGATGGAACCTTTGTCAAAGCAGAACCCATCTTTAAGGACATTAAGGTGGTGGACATGATAGAAACAGCAAACAGACTTCTTGCTTTTGTCGAAGGGTATGAAGTCCGGCACGCTGTAATAGAGGATGTGCACGCATTATACGGTTCTTCGGCAAAAGGAACGTTTACGTTCGGTTATAATTCGTGCGTGCCGGAATTTTTCTGTGCGATTGCCGGATTACCCTATACCAAGATACCGCCTAAAAAATGGCAGTCGGACATGCACAAGGGTATAAAGATGGTAACAAAAAACGATGGTACCAAGACAGTAAAGGACGTAAAGAAAATGAGTATCGTGGCTGCACACCGTATTTTCCCGGATGTGAGTTTAAAAAGAACAAACAGAAGCCTAAAGGATGATGATAATTTTGCAGATTCCTTATTGATGGCTGAATATGGACGTAGACATTTTAAATAATAATATTATGGAAGAATATATAAGAAAAAGTTTTATAACGCCTAATGCAGCAATAAAGGTTGCTTGCTTTAAGGCAGGAATGACGGAAGAAGATTATTATAATACATTGGGAGAATGCCGAATGTATGGTGATAATAAAGAAAAGAACGAAGAGTATCAAAGGGAGTTGTGCCGGAAGATATTCAGACCGACACCGGAAGAAGAGGAAGAAGATATCAACAGGTGGAAAGAAGACGGTGCAAAAGTTATGAGCTTCGAGGATTGTGTAACCTTGGTATTGGAAGGATTGCCAATTAAAACAAAGAAAGATGATATATTGGAAATGTGAAAACAAGGAATGCACGGAGTTCGGAAAGGAAACCATAGAGACGAACCCTATGTTTAAATACACCGACAAGGGAACCGTGCCTATTAATGTGCCTTATTGTAAGGTATGCGGAAAACAGATGGGGTACCGGGAAGAATTGCCGGAAAGTGAAGGTGATATAAACGTGGCGTTCGCTTCTTTCGGCTCTCAGTCCAACGAAAATAAAGCCTTTATCCTCAAAGATAGATATAAAAAAGGTCTTGAAAAAGACGGTATTAGCGAGGTTATTAAGACTAAAAGGGATAAAATGACTAAGGACTTTTTCGGTGGGTGATATGTTAAAACAGTGTTAAAATGGCATAAGCAGTTGCGTATCTCATAACATAATCTTATCTTTGCATTGTGAGATTAAGAGATGATAAGTCAAACAAATAAAAAAGATAAGGTTATGAAATCACTTGAAGAACTTAAGAACAACATTTACGAGAAGATAAACGAAATCAGAAATTTCGATACTGACGGCTCTAAGGTCTTTAATGAGGATGAGACATACAACTATGAGGAACTGGACGCTTATCTCGAAAGAGAAAAGAAAAAGAACTATATGAAAGGTGCTTGTATGAGAATGATTAAAAATTATCTTGACAGAATGTATGACGGATGGAAGTTCTACGAGAAAGATTATTTGGTTTATGTGAATGACTTTAAAAGATTTGGATAATGAATGAATTAGTAGAAAATATCTGGACACTTGTAGCTCTCACGGGCTACAAGTTCATAACAGTAAACTTTTTGGGAACATACAAGGTGTTCTTGGTGGAAAATTTTGCTACGAAGACAAGGGATAACCCCTTCAATGAGGTACGCGGTGCGGTGGATATAACAGAGGATGTTAAACACCTTACTTTCCAGCTATCGGAAATGAACCCTATCGGAATAGATACCCGGTTACAGGGAAGACCGAGAAAGGATTTTAAGTTCGGAAGTGACGATTACATTTACTTTATTGCTAACAAGAAAAACGAATTTTGATATGGCAAGCGAAAGATTAACGATTAGTGAAAAAGATAGGATTGCAAAAAGCATAATCAAGCCTATTGTAGAACAATCAAGAAAAGAATTTGAAGATTTTGGAAGATTTGCCGACGAATTTTTCAAGAAAAATTTACCAAAAGATGTTATTGAATTTATGGATAAATACCCTAATGTAGTAAAAACCAAAGAATGTATTTATCTGGTAAGTTTTACACGCGAACGAATATACAATATAGTAAGTTATATTGAAGTAAATTATTTTGTATATTCGTTTATAACTGATGCAAAATTTGAAGAATTGAAAAATTCGACGGAAGCAAAACTTTTTGTCAATAGAATGATTGAGTTAGATAGGAAAGCATCTAATATCAAAAACCGGACAAAATGCGCACTTGAAAATATCAATACAACAAAAAAATTGAAAGATAATTTCCCAGAAGCGTATGTTATTCTCACGGAAACTTCTAAAGAAGATGTTAAGAGGAATGAATGTGACAATATAGAAAAATTACGTGCAGAACTTTCAAAATTATAATAATATGGTTAAATCGAATTTAGACCCTAAAGTATTGGAGGGTAAAATAAAAGAATATAACAACGCCTATCGTAGAGGCGAACCGGAAATAACGGATGCGGAATTTGACGCGCTTGTAGAACAATTGCATGAGGTTAACCCAGATGCGGATTGGTTCAAGAAAGGGGTTAATGACGAGGTTTCGGGAAGAAAAGAAACCCTTCCTATCCCCATGTACAGCCTGGAAAAGGTAAAAACTTATGACGAGATTGTAAGGTGGGTAAAGTCATGTGGACTGAAAAATGAAGACCGACTGATTATCACTCCTAAATTTGATGGAATTTCCTTATGCGTGGACGAATATAACAAGAAGGCGTGGACGCGCGGAAATGGCGAGGTAGGACAGAATTGTACTTCTCATTTTGAACAGATGATTAACCACGGATTTAAGGACGTGAAAAGGACAGAAGGATATTATACTTTCGGAGAAGCCATTTTCCGTAATTCCACTTTCTTGACATTAAAGAAGCGGACAAATTACAAGTCAGCGAGAAATGCGGTAGCAGGTCTTGTCAATTCTCCTACTGTATCTCCGAATATGAGGGATGTGCAGTATATAAGGTATGGATATTCTAACGAGGATTGGGACAAGGTAAGCATGATTGCCTTTATGAATGACAATTCATCTGTAAAAGTTCGTTATGTAGAAACATTCGTAGAAACAATCATTCATAGTGAAAAGATGTTTAATGAATATATGGACAATATTTTCAAGGGCATAACAAATGATTACAAATGCGATGGTCTTGTTATAGACGTGGATAGCGCAAAAATAAGAAAAGAGCTTGGAAGATTGCCGAACGGCAACCCACGTTATGCAATTGCCTACAAGAACCCGGATTGGTCGGAAAGAGAGGAAACAGAGGTAGAAAATGTAAGATGGCAGATTTCAAAGGACGGCAGATTATCCCCGGTAATCGACATTACACCCGTTGAATTGTGCGGAGCTACGGTTTCCAAATGTACAGCATATAATGCCCGTTATGTAAAGGATAATTTTATTATGCCAGGTTCACGTGTCATTATTTGCCGTTCTGGTGATGTGATACCGAAACATATATTTACCGTGTCTTGGCCTACTTTAAAAAGTTGTTTGCCCGACAAGTGTCCCGTTTGTGGGAAACCTTTGGAGATGGACAGAAACAATGTGGACTTGATTTGTTTCAACAAAAATTGTGACGGTGTAATGCTTGCCAAATGTGTATATTTTTTCAACACTTTAGGTTTTGAAGAGTTCGGAGAACCGACAATAAAGAAACTGTTTAACGCTGGCTACAAGACACCGGATAGCATTCTTCTATTATCAGAGGAAGACCTTAAGAAGATTGAAGGCATAGGAAATGTAGGTGCAAAGGTACTGTCAAGACAGTTTGAAAACTTAAAAAAGAAAGGTACGAACTTTGCAAAATTATTGACAGCCTATAATAAATTTGGGGGTGTAATAGCCGAAAAGACATGCCAAAAAATTCTTGACGGATTAAAGTTATATACTTGTAAAGATGTAGCTGATTTTGCAAAAGAATGTGATGAAAGTTGGGCGGCTGACATTGAAGACAAAGTTGAAGGTGTCGGATTTAATACAGCTTTAGCATTTGTTTTAGGTATTGAAGATTGGTGGGTGAACGATGATGATTCCGCACATATCCCTATAACTTATTACGGATTGGAAGAAAAGACCTTTGAAGGACAAATGACGGTTGTATTTACCGGATTTCGTTCGCCCGATACGGAAAAGAAATTAACGGACATGGGGCATAAGATAGGTTCTTCTGTAAGCAAGAAAACAACATGCCTGGTGGTGAAGGAAAAAGGATTGGGAACCATCAAGGAAAAGAAAGCGGAACAATACGGAATACCCGTTTTCACGTTTGAGGAATTTAAGGAAAAATTCAATGTTTGATTGAGTTTCTTTTGTTTGTTTGACATAGTGGGAGAGGCTGGTTTGAGAAAATAAGCCTCTTATTTTTGTAAATCTTTTGGTAATGAGATATTGGTATAGAGATAAGGACTACGTTTATATTGGCTTTAATTATAACGCCAATTTTGTAAATAAAATGAAACGTGATTTCGGAGCCAAATATAACCCGGCTTTGAAAGAGTGGTATTTTGAACCTTCTTTAGAAAAATCTCAAATGTTAAAATATTTCTTGGAGGGTAACGGATTCAAGAACGAAAAACCGGAAAGACAGATAGAAATCCCCCTAAAGGAAATCAAGCCCCTTGTAAATGAAAAGGAGTTGAAAGAAATGTTCGATTACCTGGGATTGCCGCTACATCTAAGGGATTATCAGATAGAGGGCGTGTCCTATATGGTTAATCATGGCAATTGCCTTAACGGTTGCGGTCCGGGCGTAGGGAAAACAAGACAGTCCATAGCACTGGCAGAATTGCTTAACTTATTCCCCTGCATTGTGGTTTGTCCGGCAACGGTAAAACAAAGCTGGGTCAACGAATGGAAGTTGTGTAACCCTAACAGAACGGTACATGTGATTGATTCAAAGGACGAGACCAACACGGACTGGAAAGCGGATGTTACGGTAATAAATTATGACTATCTTTTCAAACGCAGCGCAAAGGAGGAAGGTAAGAAAGAAGTAAAACTTCGTTACAGCCGTTCCCTTACCAAGAAATGGGGATTGGCGGTAATCGATGAAATACACCTATGTAAGAACCCGAAATCTATACGCTCTAAATGCGTGCAAAAAATCGTGGAGAATGCAGAAAAAACCATAGGATTAAGCGGTACGGCAATTATGAACAGACCCCAGGAGCTTATCAATATATTACGAATTCTTGGAAGATTTAAAGAGATATTCCCGGATTCGTTATATTATCTCTACAGATATTGCGCTGCAAAGAAAACGCGGTTTGGACTTGTATGTACCGGGGCTTCGTGTACGATGGAACTGAACAAGGTAATAAAGCATTACTGTTATTTCCGGAAAGAATTGCGCGACGTGGTGAACGAATTGCCGCCTATAATCAAACAGACGGTGAATGTGCCGATAACCAATAAAAAGGAGTATCGGAAGGCAGAAAAGGATTTTATCGAATGGCTGGCTAATATTGACATAGAGGCGGCAGAACGTGCCATACGTGCGGAGCAGCTTGTAAGGTTGTCTGGATTGAAAAAGCTGTCTATAAACGGAAAGATAAAGTTTATTATCCAGTTTTTGAAGGAGTGGAGCGAGGCGAACGAGGACGAGAAAATGATAGTGTTCGGTATCACGACCGACATACTGGAAAGGCTTGGAAAGGAGTTCAAGAACAGTGAGGTTGTGACCGGGAAATACAGCACGGAAGAAAAGATGCGAAAGGTTGAGACATGGAAGAAAGAAAAGACCTTCCTATTTGCCAACATTGCATCATTATCTACGGGTATAGACGGTTTGCAGAAACATTGTTACAACATGGCGTTTATTGAATTGCCGCAACGTCCGGCAGAACTGGAGCAGGCAACCGGGCGTATAGACCGCATGGGGCAGACGCAGACTATGAACGTCTATTTTTTGCTGTCCAGTGACACAATAGACACGCAGATACGCGAATTATTAGACGGAAAGATAAAAGTAACGGATGCAGTCAACAAGGGTATTGACGTACAGGTAAGCCGTGACGATTCAATGGATATTGCACTAATAAAGAAGTTGAAAGAATGGAAAGAAAAGAAATAACGATATTTACGGACGGAAGCTGCGAATGGAAGTCACGTCTTGGCGGTTGCGGTGTGTATATCCAGGAAGAAGGAAAGGAATACTACATATCCAAAGGCTACAGCGACACCACCATAAGCAGGTGTGAATTAAGGGCGATACTGCATGCAGTGCAGAGCATGAAAAAGGACGTGCCTCTAAAGGTTACGATATGGAGCGACAGCCAGTATGCGGTTAGCTGTATGACAGACCCGGAATTAAGACCGACGGTAAACAAGGATATTATAGAAAAAATAAAACAAGAACTATGCGAGCGTAGACGGATGGTCGTACGGTTTATGAAAGTCCGGGGACATGAAAAGGATGTGAACAACCCTATAATATACGGAAACCATGTGGCCGATATGCTGGCGGACTACAAGAATTTTGATAATTACGAACTTGATAAAACAATAGAATTATGAATGAAGATTTTGTTTGTACTAAAGAAGAGAAAGTTAACAAATTGTTTAAAGTTTTGAACGTATTAAGGAACAGTTTGCAGTGTAAACGTATGGTTGTTGGTGGAAGCATGGCAATGTATGTACACGGATTTTGTGTGGACCCCCACGACCTTGATATAGAGATAGAAGGGATAAGCGACGATTCATTACGTGTTTTAAATACAATGGCAATAATAAACAAGGACATGAAAAGCGGTAATCTTTCCGAATATGTAGAAACAAGTCCTCTATATCGTATAAAGATAGAGGATGTGGACGTGGATATATGGGTAGTAAATAAGATAAGTTACAACAGGATTGTTTACTACAATAATGCAGAATTCGGTGATGTTCTAAGCGTAGTTAAAAAGAAAATGGACATGAAGCGCGAAAAAGACTATAAATCATTGGTAGATTATATCAATCAGTTAACCTATTTTACAAGATGAAATGGAGTGACAGACAATTAGCCATTTTCGACGCATACGAAAATACACGGAAAAACATTGCTATAGAAGCGACGGCAGGAAGCAGCAAGACAACTTGTATAGTGGAGTGTTGCAGAAGGACACCACCTAATAAAAAGGTTCTGTTTATGGCATTCAACAAAAGCATTGCGGAAGAATTGAGGGAACGTTTACCGTCCCATATAGACGTCAACACCTTTCACTCTAAAGGTTTGCGCGTGCTGCTTTCCAATTTCCGTATAAAACCGAAAATCAACGAGAATAAATGCTTTGTTATCGGGAAGAAAATTCTGGACACAAAGGATATGGACGTGAAGCAGCAGATTCGATACCTATTCGAGATTCAAATAATATGGAACTACATAAGGGTCAACCTTATTACGGATTACGAGAAGGAAATACCGGGTATCTGTATTGAAAAGAATATCGAATTCCAGGAACGTATGGTAGGGGACATGGAACAGATTAGAAATGTTTGGCACAAGGAAATGAAGAAGATAAATTTAGTAAAAGAAATTAACATTGATTTTACGGATATGCTTTATTTCCCTTACCAACTACTTGATAGTGAGGATTTCCCTAAATATGATGTTGTGGTAACTGACGAATGTTTTCCAGGAAACCAAAGAATTTTAATTGAAGGAGGAAAGGATAAAATAGAAAGAATTTACAAAAGGTTCTGTAAAGGTGAATCTATAAAAGCCAAAAGCTTTAATATAGAAAAAGGGGTTTTTGAATACAAAAATATTCTGAATATGTGGAATAAAGGCATACGCGATTTAGTAAAAATCACGGTTGCTGGAAAGCGAAAAATAAAATGCACTCCTAACCATCCGTTTCTAACTGATTATGGATGGATTCAAGCTAAAGATTTGAAAAAGGGGTATGTTTTATTATCTGACAGTAATACACAGCCTTACCATCCGATACCCAATACGGAACAATTAGAAGTGTTTCAAGCTTCTATTATTGGAGACGGAAGTTTAAATAAACTTATGTATAATGTAAATAGATGTGGTTTTGTTCAAGGAGAAGCGCAAAAAGACTATTTGTATTGGAAGGCATGGTTATTTCAACAAACAAATGTTGTGAAAAGAATAGAAGAAAATGGATTTGCAAAAACCCCGGCTTATATATTTACAACAAAAGGTTTATGTATAGATGAAGAATCTATAGACAGGTTTAAAATTGCAGAAAATTTGACAATTAAACAGCTTGCTATTCTTTACATGGATGATGGAAGTTTTGGTAAGGTATCAAAATTGTATAGTGGAAGTGCTTGCAAAGAATTGTGTTATAAATTATGTGAGAGAATAAATAAGCTTGGATTTGCTTGTAAAGTAAGGGAAGCGAAATCTTCGTCAACTGATAAACCATATTGGTTTATAGAGTTTAGTATGAAATGTAATGATTCATTACATGAAGAATTAGCTCCATACATACATCCATGTTTAAAATACAAAATATTAGAGAAATACCATCATCTTGTAGGTACATATAAATGGAATAATGAATATTTCCCTTTAGGTGGTATTATAGTGGATAAAGTAGAAGAAATTGAAGACAAAGAAGAAGTGTATGATATTGAGGTAGAGGATAATCACAATTTTTTAATATGTGGTTCCACATTTAAAGGATTGAACAAAGATGCTGGTATAATAGTACATAATTGTCAAGATTTTTCAAAGCTTCAAAAAGAATTGTCAATGAGATATATAAAAAAGTCTGGACGATTCGTTACAGTCGGTGATTCCCGGCAATGTATATACGGTTTCCAGGGGAGTTCCTTAGAGGTTTTCAAGTCCTTGCAATCTTATCCCAACACCATAGTATTACCGTTGGATATTACATACAGATGCGGCAAGAACATAGTCGAAGAAGCTCGAAAAGTTTTTAACAACGGGATTGTTGCTGCACCTAATGCGATAGACGGTATTGTAAGAAAAGGAGAGTTTGACGAAGCGGAAAACGGGGATTTTATTCTATGCCGGAACAACCTACCTTTGGCAACTGTCTTTCTCTATTTGTTAGAAATGGGAAAGAAAGCGACAATAAAAGGTAAGGATTACGGTGATGCACTTGTGGCGTTGGTGGATAAGATAAAACATATTGAAGACCTGGATACGATGTGCGAGAAGAAAATTTCGGAACTCAAAGAACGGGGTTTTACTGATATCCAGGCAAAAAATAACCCTTCCTATGTAACCCTTCTTGAAAAGTGTACTATATTGAAAATACTTTACAAGAACTGGGGAGATATGAAGAAGTTGGAAGACAATATAAAGGAGATATATAAGGACGATACGGAAGGTATCGTATTATCCACTATCCACAAGTCTAAAGGACTGGAGGCAGACCGTGTTTTCTTGCTGAACAGGAGTTTGATTCCCAGCAAGTATGCGAATACGGAAGAAGCATTATATAATGAAAAATGTTTATTGTTTGTGGCTATAACCAGAGCAAGAAAGGAGCTTGTATATTGCAATGTTTGACGATGAACCAAAGAAAACCGTATATACGGAAATAGACCGCGAATTTAAGCGGATGAAACCAGGAACCGAATTTTGTCGGATTGAATTAATCACCAAGATAAAGGATTTCCACCCTGGTTCCGTTAGAAGTGGAATAGACCACTTCCTATTAAAGAAAATGAGTAAAGGAGAAGTAAAAAGAATTGACAAAGGTAAATATATGAAGTTATGAAAAAGCCGAAAATGTATATTCCCGTAATAGAACCGGGAAAGAGTGTATCACTTGTGTGTGCAAATAAAGTAACGGGATTGGAGGACCATTTGCCGACCCAGGAAATGCTGAATATCCACATGGAACAGCAGAAGATAATGATACAGAAGGATAAGGATTATAAGGTACATCCTTTATATCTTTTCGTGGAGAAAGAAGAATTCAATGATTTGATACGAAGGATAAGGGGAAAGAACAGGAACGCGGAAACGGCTTGTATTCCGCTTGTATGCCAATATCCGGCAGTCCCTATATGCGTGCTTTGTCCCAAACAGGAAGAGGAGGGGAAAGAATGATATTTGAATGTACGTTTACCTATATGGCACCGGACCCGAATTCGACAAACGGTAATTATAAAAAGTTTGTCGATGTCATAGCCGTACAAGCGGAAAATTACATGGACGCTGAAACAATGGCAACTGGGTACGGGATATTCAATATAGATGCGGACTTTGCCATATCTCCTATTAAGGAGGTGATTATAGATTCGGTAAAACGTAATGAGGAACACGGGGGAAGATGGTACAAATGCACGGGCGTATATAGCGAGGCAACCGTTTCCGGAAAGATAAAGCAGTACAAGATGATTATATTGCAACAAGAAGAAGACTTCGTGAAAGCCTCTACTAAAGCGCTGGAATACATGCAGGATTGTGTAGGCACATGCAGACTGACAAAGATAGAGGAAACTCCTATAATCGAATATGTGGAGAAGGAGTAATATGTTAAAACAGTGTTAAAAGCACATAAGCACTTGCGTATGTCATAACATAATCTTATCTTTGTGGTGTGATAAGGAAAACGATAAGTCAAACAAGTAAAAAGATAAGATTATGAATTCAGTATTTAAAGCCAAGAAACAAATGTTAGAAAACACTCTTTCAAAGGTTGCAAAAGTTAGTGTTGAAATAACTTTTGCCCGTGCTAACATGATAACGATATCTTGGGATGAAGAAAACAAAAGCGCGTTTGAAAGATTGCAGAACTACTTCAAAGGAAAACTTTTTGGCTACGAATACGACAAGGAATGCGATATGTCTGTTTGTTGTTTGAATTTCTAACAAGAAGGGCTTTTAAAAGTCCTTCACAATTACAATACTATGATAAGAATAACCAACCCCAAAGGAGAAACCCAGGTGCATACGGAAGAAAGCTATGAAAAGCTTCTGTGGCAGTTTGCAGAATCTAAAATGATGGATATGTGGTGCCAGAAACACCATCTTATTCCTATCTATATACACCAGGGAGAACAAATACTTAACAAGATGGTGGTAGAATCATTTTTGGAAGCATTTAACTATAAAGTAGAAAAGAATTATGAAAACTAAGAAATTCGGAGTAGGCGACAAGGTAAAGATACTCCATTGTTCTGATATGATGCTAATCGGACAGATTACAGAAGTGGCAAGTATATGCGGAACGGAAAGTAACCGCTATTATCATTTGAAGATAGACGGTGAACAAAGAGCGTTTATACCGCAGAACCTGGAATTGGTAGAAAAGTATAAGGAGGATAAAGAATGACCTACACAGAAGAAAGAACCTATTGGTTGGAGTGCATGATAAAGGCAAGCAGATACGGACTTGAACCGGAAGTAGCTGTTACAGCGCTTGAATACCTAAAGGAAGACCCGAAATTAAGTATAAGCCAATGCCTGGAAATGGCGTTAAAAGATTGGGATATTTAAACAGTACGATTATGAAAGTAGAAGACATAGAAAGAATTTTCAAAGAGACGGTAAGAAGACCGGAAAACTCTATTCATTTGCCGTTTGAAAAACATGCAAGGGTAGGAAGAAAATATAATGGGAAATACATATACAGTAGCAAGCTTATATGTAAATACACACCGGAACAAGTATTGCAGCAATTGCAGGAAATAGCGGATGAAAAGGAAGTGGATATAACGAACAGTGAAGTCCTTATAGAATGGGGAGTAAGATATGGAGGTTATAATGATGAAATTTTTGTAAAGATTATCCATCCTCTCTATTTCCCCAAAGAATATTACTATTTGAAGTGGGATTATGTGATGGGAGGACATGTAGCTATCCCCACAAAAGAAGGCGAATTCGTTATTAAAGCGGTAGCGTATATTAAAAATCATATCGGAAAAGAGGTGGACATGGGACGTATTTCCATGCTTGTAGGGTATAACAGAAAGACTGGGGATGCCATTGTTTCATATTCCAATGAAAGTTGCGGATGGCACAAGATAGACAAGGAAGATGTGATTATAATTAATTCGCCCCTTAACCGTTCGTATCAATATATAAGTATTGAAAAATTGAAACATACTTTAAGCCCAACAAGGTATAAACTGAATGAGACAATAACAATAAACATTCAGTCGGAAGGAGAAGATGAAGAATACAAGGTAAAGACAAGTATTGCCTATAGGGACAATGACAACAATAAAGAACGTGTCGTGTACGAAACGGAAAACACGGACGACAGTTTTATTCTGAATCATACACGAAGATACGAGAACAATGATTCATGCCCTTTATTGGACAGATTTATTTTTAGCGCATACCAGAGATATATAATACAAGGTATCGTAGAAAACAACGAAAAAGAATCGAAGAATGATACAGAAAATAATCGCTTACCTCTATCAAAAGAAGGTTACGAAGACTTATAACGACAACAACGACGGTTTTATTTGCAATTTCGTGCTTGAATACAAGGATAAGGGAGATTTTGTACATAAGATGGCATGCTATGCCGTCAACTTTGAACCCGTTGTTATTGGAAAGGAGAACCGCTATTTGGTAGAGGTGGATGTGCATGCGGTGCAGAATGTCAAGTACAACAATGACAGAGTATGGCAGCCTCAATGCAAGGTTATAAAAATGGACTTATTGCTACAGCCGTGGGAAATTACATCAGCAGAAAAAGAAATAGAAAGATATTATGATGAACAAAGAAAAATTTATGGAACCGGATATGACAGCGAAACCGGAAGAAATTGTATGGTTTGAATCAACAATCAGTGAAAATGTGGAACCGGAGGTTTCATTTGTTGAACAGGAAAAGGAAGAAGTTTTGGTTTCGTGTACATGGTATTAATTTGGCAAATAAACTATTGCTTATTTCCCTATTAAAACTTACCTTTGTGGGTAAAACTTCTATATATGGCAAAAAAGATAGAATATACTAAAGAGGACATTCTAAAAGATGCGCCCGATTTCGTGCTGATTGCATCTCCCTACATGCAGGATAAATATGTAGCCTATGAGATGGTAAGAAGGGAGCTTGACGAACACCCGGACCGTTTTATGCAGTATGAGGGGAACGAAGGTTATACCTATGTGATAGACCTTAAGCTTGTCAATATAAAGGGTATCATGGCGAAACGCGGAGCATCCCAGGAAGCAATAGACGATGCTACAGAAATACGTACAAGCGTGATGCTACCCCTTCTTGCCAAGTTCCACAGAGTAAAGAGCGAGTATTTCCATGCTTTCGATTTGCACAATGACAAGGCAAAGGCGCTTGCAAAGCTCACTCCTATGCTTCTGGACTTGTTTGGTTCCATGCACAACCCCAAGGATATTATTAAGATTATCCGGAAAAAGGAAGGTTATTCGCTGGGAGAAGAAGATTTGGTAAAATTCTTCAACAACCACAAATCACTCATAGAGGCAAGGCAAAGCAAGTACGTGATGCGTTCTGACCGCTATAAGGTGGCAACGGAAGCCGGAAGACTGGAAATCATAAATGACTGTATGACAGACTTGCAGCTAAAATATGAAGAGTTCTGGAGCAAAGGAAACGTGGGGAGTGCACTCAATATCCTAAAGGAAATACGCGCTTTGTTGGAAGCCGCACGGAAGGAAGTAAAAGGTAATGAAATTAAACTTACAGTTGACGGAAAAATAGATATAAACGCGACACTGCATGGCGAGGAGAACATAAGCCGTGTAATGCGCGACATCCCCGTAAACAGTCTGATAGTGGGTATGGTAGCCGCAAAATCGGGAATAAGTCCCGAAATACTGATGCACCAGCTCTGCACCTCCTATTATAAGGACTTTAACGGCTTTGCAAGCAACCCGGTATTAGGGTCTGAAAAAGTCATGCTTCCTGGAGCATTGATAAAGTCCTATGACTGGAAAGAAATAGAAACGGAAAACAAGAAATTCGTGGAAGAAATGATACCCGAAGTGGTCGAGGCAGAGATAATCGAGGAACCGTCCAAATCAAAGACAAGAGAACGGCTTCTTAACCGCCTACGACAGATGAAAGGTGTTGAAATCGGAAAGAAATAATTACATTTTGTTTTGACTTTTAGTTAATTTATGATTTTCAAAATTCATGTGGTGTACGGTCTGCGATAGATAGTACACCTATTTAAACAATTAAAAATAAAGTAGTTATGGTAAAGATATATGTTGAAGA